GTTTTATAGCACCATATCGACGATAGGAACGGATTTCTCTCGCCACATTAAGTCTTTTCCACCAAGTTCAAACTTACAATTTAGCCTTGCCTGGACTCTCACTGTATTTCACTGAACTGAGATACTGGTATACTCTCCAATCCTTAATGTTAACGATTTGGTCCTCATTTCTAAGTGTGGCTGTAAAGCCTAAGAAATCGGGTAATTCGTCAATTGATTCCTGAGCGATAATATTCACATTCTCAATGAATCCTGGGATGTCAATACCTAACCTATATTTGTCTCCCTTCATTACAAATTGTATGAACTCTTCGAATAATGGGTGTCTATTAAGGTTTTCAATAATAGACCAAGCACGTAAAGTTACTTGTTTAGGGCCCCATTTCTTTGGATCATAAAAACGTTCTTGAGCTAATAGCCTGCCTAATGCCCTCATAGTAGGATAAATACCAAGCATTCTACCTTCAGGATTTCTCCACTGTGTATTATAATATCTCTGTAGAAATATAGTTTCATTGGTACTCGCGAACTGCTTATCGGGATTCATCTCCTGCCCAAACTGTTCATAAACTCGAACTAACTGGTCTACCGTAATACCTGGATAAGATACGATAGCATCGTCACCAATGGCCATAGAATGTGGATTTCTATGTGAATTTGCGTCAATGGCTGCTTCGTGTTGCATTCCGATGTTCTGCACTGTTTCATCAGCGTTAGTTCCTCCGGATCCTGAACCCATTCCGTGTGGTCCTGATAACATAATATCCTCCGATAAGATGAGGGGTATATTATATTTTACAGGATATACTGTATTGAGCCAGTCTTCAATACCGTCGCTTAAAGCGGAGTACACTTTAGCGGCAAACTCCTGCATCGGTACATTAATGTGTTCGTCGAAGGCTGTATAGTCGGTCACTACCACTAAGTCGTCAGGATGTTTGGTATCAAACAACTTAGTAACCTCCTCTTCAACGGCTTCATTACTAATGTAAGGGGCTAACGTCCTTGTACGTTGTGCTGCTTTGATAAACGGTTGGTAAAACCTCAGTTCTTCAATATTCAGGAGGAATGGATACATCCAAACTGTACGTTGTTTAACGTCCTCTGGTTTCGGTCCGCCTAATTGCCCTCGCCAACCTTTTATGGCTACTTGTTCCTCTGGAACAAATTCACGATTAAGCTCATCTTTGACCACTAAAGATTTGCGTTTGAAATAAGGAGCTCCACTGTTAGTAGATAACTTCATATCTCGCACCGTGTTTTCTCTTGATCTAATCCTGATACCTTTCATTTTACTGAAAGTAGCGATAGTTCTGTTCAAAGCTTCATCACTATACTGCCTTCCTTCTGGGACTCGGAAGTAGGATTCTACTCCATCGATTACATCTTTTAAAGGATGCATAACTGACATGGGCCCTATTTTATCCATGTTGCTCAGCTCGACTTTGTATAAAGTCGGATAAGTTGACGGAATATCACTCGCATCAAGGTGAGTTTTCCAAGCTGCAGCTACTTCGGATCTACTCATGTTTTTCCAAAATGGGGGACGGTAATCGGCATCATTACCAGTAACATTCCTATGTAGAAACGACCGCAAATTGGGGTTAGGAAGAGTAAAGTACTCTTCTAGATTTGGTTTCGATTTCTT